CGGCACGGCAAACTTTCCACCTGCGGTGGAAAGGTATAGAAAAAGATCATCGCGAAGCGATGATCGCCGCGAAGCGGCACGGCAAACTTTCCACCTGCGGTGGAAAGGTATAGAAAAAGATCACCGCGAAGTGCGGCTCAGTCTTGAATCATGATGCCGCAATATTCGAGAGACCCTTCGATGGGTGTATAAATGCCCAGGGTTTTACAGAGCGCCTTGAGGTCTTTGAACGACGCCCAGAATTCAGGCGAGTGGTCGTACTCGTCGACCGTGACGTGTGCCAACTCGTGAATAAGGACGTTCATCGCCGAGTTTATATCATCCTTGTCCAGGCAGATGTAAATCTCGTACCCTTTATTGACGTTGTAGCCTATGGTGCCTCTGTTCATCCGAGACCCGTGGATTCCTGTCAGGATACACCGTTTCCTGAGACGAGCGAACCGTGGGTCAACCACCTCTGTGCTTTTGAGGTGGTTGAGAAGCACGTCGTACCGCTGACGAAGATCCGACATGAGTGGCTCTTCACGGCGACTGCTCCACGCGGCAACCGCGAGGGTCACGATGAGCAGTCCCGTCTGAATGATGCCGGATGCCATCCTACTGATCTAAGCGTAGAAAAACAAACTGTGCATAAATATCGGTGACGAGTCCCGTGTGTTCTGGAGCGATAGGTCCCCACGCGACACAACGAAACTCAGGTTCAAGTGCCTGACGAAGGACGTTGCCGTCCAACAACGGTTCGTACTTGGGTCCGTCTGCGTAAAAAGGACCATCCGTCAAACTCATGAGCACCTTGTCACCGTGAACCTCAAAGACGTTGCCGAGTGCGTCTGGACTTTTCGTGGTTTCGATGAGACTCTTCTCGGGCGTTATGCCGATGAGGAGTCCACCTGGTTTGACCGCCAACTTGATCGCCTTGATACTCTGTTCAAAGTGGTCACCGAGAATGTACTGGATGGAAAAATTGTAACAGACCACATCAAACGGACCCGCAAAAGCCGCCTGACGAATGTCACCTGCGCCCAAAAACCAAACCCCGAGTCCAATGTCCAATGCCCGTTCCTCCGCCTCCTGGAGAGACTTTTCATCTGGATCGATGGCGGCAACCCGAGCTCGGACAGACTTCCACTTGTGCCAATCACCGCCGCGTCCGCATCCGCAATCGAGAACGTATGCGTTTGGTTTGACCCATTGATTGATGAGGTCACGCTTCGCCTGATTATGGCGTTTACGCAATTGATCCATGTCACTTAAAAGAGTGACGTCCTATAGTTTTAAATGGGTTCTCTTGAACAGGATTACTTGACGGTTCCAGGACAGGTTTTTGCACTGATTTCCATCGTCGGCCCGGATCTCCCCCAGAAGAATGAGCAGCTGGGTCTGAAGATCCGCGGATGCTTTGCCACCAAGGATGAGGCGGAGAGCCACGCCAAGCGTCTACAGAAGGAGGATGCTCTCGTCGACATTTACGTCGTCGACATGTACAAGTGGCTTCTGATTCCTCCAGACCGTGACCAGATTGACAACGTCCACTACCAGAACGAGAAGCTCGAGGAGATTATGACCAAGTACCGCGACAACCAGCGTCAGGCGGCGGCCATGTTTGAGAAGCGTAAGCGTGACATGCTCGCCAAGCCCCTTGAGGGGTCAGAGACGCCATTCATCGAGCCCGGAGATGAGAATTCCAAGTACTACACTCGCCCCGATGTACCGCCCATTCCTCATCCAGCCGAGCTCATCGATGACCTGAAGAAGGAGTTTCCAGACAAGGAGATGCCCGAGTTGGTGAAGATTGCCGATGAGCGTATCGCAGAGGAGATTGAGCGTCGTCGCGTCCAGCTGGAGGAGGAGCGCGCCAAGGCGCCGGCCGTCCAGATTGACGCCGGTCCGGCTCCGGAGCCCGTCGGTGCGGGAAGTGTGGCTTCGGGACTACTGGGTTGATTTAGTCCAAGGGGCACCCGAGTCCACGAGGAAACCCGAGTCCCTGCCCCTTGTCCGCCACCGGTCCCCTTGGAGAAAAAAAAACATAGACAAATATCAGGATGAAGGTACACTGGTCATTGTGGGTAGCACTCGTTGTGCTCATTTTGGCAGTGGTGATTCTTTCAGCACGCAGAGAGGGGTATGCTCCTCCGCGTGATGAAAATACGCAGCCCCCGTATACGGAAGATGTCGGCAACATGGTCACGACGTCAAACAACCTCCCTTATATCGATTCGACGAGCAATGTCGTCAAGGTTGACAACCAGACTGATGTATATAAAGACATGGCGGGTCTGGATTTCCAGATTCAGGCGGGAAATCCAATCCTCAATTTCATTCAGGGCGATCCTTCATCAAACGTAATGTATGGTGATTTCGTACCACACGAGTCTGATGGAGGGTCGGCAAGAATGTACGCCTACGGTTTCGAAAGTAATGTTTCAACCGAAGGCGACATGCTTCCTCCAGTACCTACCATGACGTCCAACGTCGTACCCGTCGTCGGAGTCGACATCAAAGGAAGTCCAATCATGCAAGATTCTGGTCAGTACATACCGACCCTGACATCACCGATGACCCCATTCTTGGGAACTCAACCCGGAATCAGTGCTTCAGAATCACCGGCGTCAGCGACTTCCCCAACAGTAGCCCAATGAAAAACGCAGCAAATACAAGAATTATAGTCTCTTTTGAAATTTTTTCAAGCACATCAACCGACTGATTCTGAGCGTGGAAAATACGGGGACCCGGATCATAATACGAGCGTGCGTCGTGCTGCTGTTGATGCTCCTCGGCCTCGACCTCGTCCACGAGCTGGTGCTGAGGGTCGTTCGTCTCGGTCACTGGGAACATCGGTCTCGCTGGACTCGGATCGAACATCCGATCCATTACCTTCAGAGTCACTGCTACTTTTATCTTCGACTATGAATCCAGCAAGGTTCCCCTCTGGATCAGCGTCACTCTCACTTGAGATATCCTCCGTATCATAGGATACCTCAGATGAAACACTGCCAGATTCCTGACTGTCATAGTCGTCATCGGCGTAATCATCCTCACACACTTCCTGTGGCGTGTAACGCTCGGGCGCCTTGACGGCACGACCAGAACGGGTACGCGTCACCGGATTACTGTCCGTGACTTTTGGGGTCTGGGAAGTGTCCGTCGATGGCTGCTCCGGTGCGGTTGACATCGAGCTCTGTATCCTCAGGGGCTAAATCGTTTAAGTACTTTGGAAAGAAATACAAGCCATTCTTTTGTGCGATTTCAAACAACGTCGTTTCGCCTTCAACACCCATCTGCACTGCAATGGATTCAAGCGTCTCCTGGTGCTCGTGGTCATCCGCACGGCGAATGAACAGAGCAAGGTTACGAACATCCTCAATCGCTTGGTAGAGACCCCCAGCTCTTTGATCGAGACTTGCCTTTTGGTTTTCGAAAACCGCTAGATGACTTTGGAGCAGTTCCCATGTTTGAGGGTCGAGACCCGAGTACGGGTGCACCTCTCTGAGAAACCGATTCTTCTTTCCACCAAAAGTCGGGAACAAGATCACGAATAGGCACAAAAGTAGAACTATCCACAGCAACATTGCTGCGTAATTCCTCTACTATACTCGGAGAAAGAATATATTCGCGTCCGACAAACTTTTGCGCTTTACAGTCGTCGTCGTGACACATCTGACAGATCAGTTCTCCTTTTATACCGAACCATACATGGTTCGACTTGTGTTCACCCTGGATTCGCTCACAATACTTGGAATCAGTCTGAACAATGATCCAATCAGTTCCTTTTCGCATGACGCGTCGGACGTTTGCCCGTTCCTGACCTTTGAGGTTTCTACGGATGTAACGTTCTAGTGGTGCGCACGTGATTTCGACGTTGACCGCCTCTTTTGAAACCTCGTTTGTTCGAAGTGCAAAAAGCTTGAGAGTTTCGGCTGACGGGACTGGATCAAACGTGTTCCCTTCGAGGTCACACCACGGCACGTATGGACCTGAATCTGCAGACCCACGGTCCCGTTTGTGTGACCAGAGCATTCGGAGTCCCGAACCACCGTAGACGCTCGCGTCGATACGTTGACTCCATTCTGGGTCGTCTGGCAACTCGAGGAGAATACGAGTCCGAAGGGCGAGCGCTTCAGACTTGGTCACGAGAACATCCGGCCAATGAATGTGTACGCCCGTTTTTACTTGTGTGTCCACGTCACGAGGTTCGGCGCGTGCGATGAGACACCTGCCTTTTTGTACGACGGAATGCATCACCTCGACAAGATTGAGTATGACGTCATCTGGAAGCGCTTCTGGTCCCTTGTAGTCGAGGTCGACGAAAAACCTGAAAACATCCGTCTTTTGCTCCACCACGTACAGCTTTTTGCCGAGACGTATCGCGTGCACGCACTCCACGTAAAATTCGTCAAGTTGTTCAAACGGAACTTGAAGAATCCCACCATCCATAAGGACGTGTGTCCCCGGGCCCTTGTCTGTGAGCCATTTCTCCATACTACGTGTAAAGGGCAAAGACTTTAGTCCGTGTCCGAATCGTGCGTCAAACGACTCCAGAAATCCTTTATTTTCATGAAGACGATGGGCTCCTCTTCAACAACGGGTGGAGGGGGAGCCTTCTCCTCATCCACTTTCTTCTCTTCAACAACGGGAGAAGGAGGCTCTTCTGTCGAAGAAGGCAAAGCCTTCTTCTCCGGCTCCGCCTTTTTCAACTCCTCCTTTTTGATTTCATAGATGATATCGACGAGAGACATTGTCTTTGCCATCTCGTCGGCGTCACCGTGTCCTCGCGCCTGGACGAGCATCTCGGCAAACATACGCTTTGACTTTGTCATGTTCTGATGTGAGTCAATATTTTCAAGTACGCAAATTTTACGAACGAAAATAAAAGTTTGTACGATGAGGCGAAGAAAGAGCTGTGTGGAAATCCGGGTTTGTGATGACGTGTGTACGTATCATGTCCCAGAGGTTATCACGGGCTGTGATTCCTTCGAGCGTGTCGAATTCCACCTTGTCGTTTTCGTCATAGTTTTTACGAAAATACGTTTGGCGATTCTCCATCTTGGATTTTTCCTCGTTGAATCGCCGAACGATGTACGTATGTTCATTAGCCGTCATGGGCAAATCGATTACGTAGACATGGTAAATGCTGGTGACATCATCTTCGATGTCCGCCTCTGAATCCCCTGGACCTTTGTACTTGGTTGCAAATTGAAAATACGAATAGGCGCCTCGTTTCAAATTAATAGTACCTCGAGTCTCCTCCTCGAGTTCCCGAACGGCACACCGTAAGGGGTTGATAACTTCTCGACGTCGACACCCACCGGTGACGAACGTCCACTCCTGGTACCGGCGATCATGTACAATAAGCATGTACTGCTTATTATTGATCGTCGTCACCGGAATCGCTATACTTTTGTGCCTCTCCCGACATGGCTGCTCTTTCGGGGAATCCATTCCCTCCTACTGAGTCGCTCGTAAAAAAATTCATCAACTTTCCCCCACCCCGTGATGGTTCATATGTAATCAAAAACAAGAGTCCGAGCAAAAGAAGCCACTTCCAGATTTGCATTTATTGTAGTCAACTTTTATGTTTCCCCAAAATATCTCCGATATCTGCCTGTGTAACGTGACGTGACATGTCTATGAACTCTTCAACCGACATGGGTCCGAGGTGCTTCTTCCGACGTTCTCTGTTGATAATAGGCTGAAACTGCACCTTGTTCGACATCATGTACTCTTTGAACTTTGTACTCCGTGCAATTGTTTTCACGAGTGCTGTAATTGGAGCGATACTCGAATTCGGTGTTCGGCTTTCGTTGATATATGCATGTAGGTTTCTTCGAAGCCATGCTAGGGACCACGTTTGACAAAACGTATCACCTGAATGACACTGAGGGTGACGATGGCTTACATACAACGGTTTCTTTGCAAGAAGAGAAATTTTCCTTTTCACATTGTCATTCAAGTAAGCTCCGTATGTACCAGACATATCCGATGGATCAAATACAGTGATACGTTGAGGTGTCATGTTGTATGTTACAAAGTGGTCCTCTCCGCTGGAACGTTCCCCTGGAAGTACAAGAGTTCCAGATGGATGTTCAATAGGTTTTTTTGCCCCTGGTGTAATTCGATAATCACCCTTCACATTCGCGTAATACTTTCGAAATTCCACATCGGAAATAAAAATGTCCCACAGTGTTTTCCAACAGACAAGGTCTCTGCTCAACATATAATTTGACGTGTATTTATTTCTTCAGTTGACAGGCTGAACGAGCGGGGTTCCAGTTTCAGCCTTGGCTGAAAAGGTGTGTGCAAAAGGATTCCCGTTGAGCACCTTGGATGCCAGACCCAGTCCCGTGTTGCTTGGGTTTGAGCGGAAATCCTTCTGGCCCTTGAATACGTTAAGACGGTCGTACTGGTTTGGCAAGTAGCGAGACCCGCGGCTTGCATCGGCTGGGCGGACCGGGAGCGCACCCGCCTCGAGACGCGTGTTCGTGTTGGCACCGACGGCACCCACTGGATCGGCGCGCACGTTCATACGTGCGCCGTTGGCAGCACGATCGGGGTTGATACGATTCTTCGACCAGCGGATCGGATCGTCGTATGCGGAACCGTACGCCTCGGCGACCATGTACTGCCCTGGACCCAACTCGAGACCATCCTTGCGAAGCCCCGTCTCCTGGCGATTCGTCGTCCGGCGCGTCTTCTGGAAATCCGGGCGACCCTCTGGTGCTGTGATGGCACCACCCTGACCCTGACCGCGCGTCTGCATGGGCAGGTAGTTCGCCGTCGTCTTGGACAGCTTGGCTGGGTGGGAAATGGCGCCCAGCGTCGTCCCACCATTCTTCACAGTGGGATTGGCCGGACCACCCCATGTACCGGACAGAGTCGTCAGACGCTCCTCGTTCATGTTGTTGGGCAGAATGCGGAAAAACTGCTGGAAACCACCGGATGCTGGTGTGTCCGCTGCCAGACCGAGACCGCGTCCGACGTATTTCTTGTCTGCAGGTGTTACATTGTTCATCTTGTTCGTGACTGGTTCACGGCTTCCATCCGTGTGGTACACGGGCTGACCGAACGGGAAACGAGCTCCATTCGGTGTAACGTCCGCGAAGCTGGGAACAATCTCCTTTGGTGGAAGACGGAACCCGCCTGAAAATCCACGGCCCGAGTTTGGCTCGGTGTTCAGTGGATCGAGGGGTGGGTCCTGCTGAGCAAACTTGTACTGAATCAAATCAAACTTTGAAACCTGGTCTGGCATCGAAGGCATGACAGCCTTCTGCGTCACCTGTTCTTCCTTGTCATCGCTGAGTTTCTTTCCGGCAAAAACCAGTCCGACAACGGCGGCAAGGCTGAAGGGGTCCATCTATTATTTAGTTGCTATTTTTTATCGGACGGGGTCCGTTGTCTACTTGTCCGTGGGGTAACGTTTCGCGTAGGACTCCGACTGGTACATCGCGTACGTGCTCGTCGGGTCCCACGTCAGGAACTTGTTCACTGGGTTCACAATGTACAGATCTGGAAAGTCGTACGGCTTGTCAGCGTAGTACTTGTTGTTACGAGTGGTCATCTGGGAACGCAGAGCGTCATCCGTCATGACCATAACCTCATAGTTGGTGTTTTTGGGACCATAGTACATTCCCTCCTCAACCATGAGGAGTCCGGGCTGAAGCACGCTGCTCGGCATATTACTTGTAGTTGATATTTTTTATTAGTCCCGAGTCCGCCTTGAGGTTAGTACCGGCGGACAAGTCGCTTCGTGACTTGTCCTTTACCGACCGTTGCCGCCACGAATCTGGACACGCTCTGGTCCGCGGGCGTATGGACCGTCGGGGTTGCATGATGCTGGATCATCGCGGCACATCGGTGCGAACGGCTTGCCGAAAGCGGCGTTCGTGAATGCCGCCTGGTCATTCGGCCACGAGGAAGCAGCCGTCGTGTAGAATGGGCGCTCGGCGTCGCGTTTACGCTCAAACGGGTGGATCGCTTTCCACTCATTCTGAACCTCCTCCTTCATCGAGGGGTACCATGGAGCCTGTTGCGCGTAGCTTGGGTCATCGCCGAGCAGATAATTGGCCATGGGGTTGTCGCGCGTGGGCATGCGCAGACCGCTCATCACCTTTGGACCAGTCGACACGACACGCTTCCCGTCTGGAATCATGTTCATGTTGTAGAGCACATAAAGAGCGGCAATGACAAGGGCACCGAGAGCAACGATGCGAGCATCGCGGCGAATCAGGTACGTGAGCACGACGGCGTACACGATGAAACGAGTCGTTGCGAGCACTCGCTCCTCGGCCGTCTGACGACCAGTGGGCCAAAAATCGAGCAGCTGATCTTTTGCAATGAGTTCACGCAGATCAATCGTCATCTTCTATTTTACGTGGAGATTTTTTACTCCAAGGGGCCCGAGTCCAAGTCGCGAAGCGACTTGTCCCTGCCCGTTGTCCGTCGACCCTTTTTTAAATCAAAGGACCCTTACCACCCTTGAGCAGAGACGACATCAGACCGTTCATGCTGTTCATCAGAGCCGCCTCGTCGATGGTACCGTCGGGGGCAGTTGCCGTATCCTGGAGCTGGCTGGCACACTTCTGAGCCACAGACTCGATCATGTTCAGCGTCTCGGCTGGAAGAGCGGAGATGGTCGTACCCAGAATGTACAGAGTCTGCAGGTACTGCCAGATGGCATTCTTCGTCGCCTCGGACAGGTCGGAATTCCACAGACGAGGAATGTCCAGATCGTTCAGAAACGGCACCTCTGACGCATGCGTCTGGAAAAACTCCTCATCCTTCTGCATCAAGTGGTTTGCAAAGGGACCCACAGTCTCCATAAACTCCTTCAGAGGCTTCTTCTGGTTCGCCTTGCGCAGAAGCACAAACGTGTTCTGGTACTTTACCAGCTTCTTCTCATTGGGAAAAGTGAGAACAAGCTCGTCAAGAAACTGCTGCATCATATCGTTGAAAGCGTTGGTGGTGGTCGCCATTGAGAAAATATATGTTGACTACTTTAAGCCTGTGGCCATGGGGGAACTTCATTCCCTTGCACTTGTGTCGGGAAACAACGGGCTTCGCCCGTTGGATTTAGGCCCTAAAAGGTGTGGTTGAAATCGTCTCTTGGTGTCCGTTCCCCTGGTGGACGATGATGTACACCAACAAACCGACCAAGAATGCTGGCTTGAAGTACGCCGAGTTGGCAAGCGCCTTTTCGTTGTTCAGTGATGCGCGAATGTGAATGTAAGCAACCGTCGCTGCGGCTGCGATAAGAGCAGCGCTCATAGGCTCACGAAAATAGTGATCAGCCATCTACTATACGTTACGAAAATTTACTCACTTGTCCGGAGCGTCATCGAACAACGTCTCGTGGTGAACCTTGACTGGAACTTGTTTAAACGGAGGGGGTAGACCCGGGCGACCAGGCTCTGGGTCATCATCTGGCATCGGTGTTCCCGCCTCTGCTGCCGGGGTTCCAGCCTCTGGCGCAGGCGTTCCCGCCTCTGGCGCAGGCGTTCCCGCCTCTGCATCGGGCAACGGCGTCGCGACGGGTGTCGATTCTTCCTCCTCCCCTGCCATCTCTGGGTCGGTGGGGTCGGTGGGGTCTTCATTGGCACCACCCATGTCGAGGTCACCTGTAAAGTTGGGAATGTACGTATCAAGAATTTGTTGTACAGGAATAAAATCATCAATCACCTCCTTGATCAGTTCGTTGAACCGAGCCGCCATCTTGATGCGACGATCCTGGTCGGACATCTTATCAACCACGACATACGGATCCTCGTACAGGCTCTTGGCGGCAGCGATGTAGCACGAGTGCACAAACACGTCGTTGGACGGCAGCTTGATGTTGATCTTCTTCGAGTCGGACGAAATGCGCACGGCGGACATGATCTTGACTGAAATGACAAACACGGCGGCGAGCAGGTTGGGAAACATGGAGCATGACTTGATGATTGCGTCCGCGTGCTGCTTCACAATCGTATTGTTCCAGTGAGGCACCTCCTGGAGCAGGGTCTGGTAGTGAATCAGCGTCTGACGACCCTTGGACACCTCGATCGCCTTTTTGTACATGTCGTAAAAGGCGTCAATCATCACTGGGGTCATGGCGTTACACAACTTGATCATAAACTTGCGTTCAGCCTCGACGAGGATAGCGGTCGAATCCATTGATGTTAGCGGGTTTATTTTTTTCCACGCAATTTCGCAGCTGTCTTTTGCAGATTCGCAAGCGACGGCAGTGCGATGCTCCTCGTGGATTCCTCCTCAGAGTGATCAATGACGACGGGTCCCTTTGGTTTCGTGTCGCCCCAGCTGACACCCAGAGTGGCCTGTGCCACCTTGATCACCTTGTAGCCCAGGCGCTCCAATTGACGTTGAATATACGCAGTCGTACTGTCAATCTCATAGGCAGGGTACCCTATCGTAAATGGTGGAATTGTCAAAAATAACGAACGTTCTCCAAGTTCTGACGCAGATTTGATTTTGCGACAGAGCTGTTCGAGAATTGCTTTGTACGTCGCCTTGCGGACCTCGAGCCTCTTGTGCTCTCGCTCAGCGAGATTTTGCGCTGATATCATCCCTATTTAACGACTAGAAACAACTGTGCCGTTCTGCGCCGCGGCGTTGGCATTGTTTCTCTCCGACTGACGCATTTGCTCCAGCCAAACGTCAAGCTTGCCCTGGTAACCTGGAACCTGCGTCTTCAGATCCGCAAACTGTTTGTCCAGGACAACCTGGGTGTCCTCATACGTGGTGTACGAATCGCTGGGACCGAAAGGCTCGAAAACATCAGCAGCGCCGATACCGGGCTGGGGCTGCTCGGACATTTCCAGGATGTTGCCATCACCGTCCGCCTTGATGTCGTACTGGACACCAAAGTATCCACGAGTGTTGATGAACATGATACGGGCATCATACATCGCCGACCCCTTGTCACCCTCCATCGAGTTGATGTAGATGGTCTGGACAGGGTACACATCGGGGTTCTTCGCCTGAATGGCGTTGATGATGGTCTGGATCGTCGCAGGGTTGACTGGCTTCTGGTCACTGACGTTCACGAACGCCTCGCCGTTCATGAAGACGCCGCGGTTCCACAGCAAAAATCCCAAAATTGCCAGAAGGAGAAATACGACAACGTCCTTCATATTACTAACAGGCGAGAAAAAAGGCCGCGTCGTCTCCCTGGGTACAAAAAGTTATCCAGTAGTAGGTAATGGCCACTCTGGTCTACAGCGACAAGTGTCCATATTGTTCTCAGGTTATTCAGGAGATTCGGGAGAACCCAGCGCTCGTTCATATGATCCGGTTTCACAACGTGTCGACTCAGGGGGTTCCGTCGAGACAGATTACACGCGTGCCCACCCTGGTGACGAACGATGGTAACCTGCTTGTCGGAAACGATGTTCGTAAATGGATCGAGTCGATGAAACCAGAAGAGCGGGTCGAAGAATTTGACCAGACGGTCCTTTCAGGTGCCATGCTCGATGACACACACGATAACGATGCCGGAAACTATTTCGACATTGAACACTTCAACATGCCATTGGCACCTCCGATGACGCGCGAGCTCGAAGAAAAGGTGAATCGTAAGGTGACTGATGCCTACCAGAAAGGTATAAAGTGAGTCTGCGTTCTATGGGTATGGTTCGTCTCAAGACGATTCAGGCGAGTGCCTTTCGTACCGTCTTTGAGGTGCTCAAGGATATCATCAACGATGTTAACCTCGTGTTCCGCCCAGAGGGTCTCATGGTTGTTACGCTCGATACGGCGCGCGTGACGCTCGTTCACCTTGTCATGCCAGCGGAAAACTTTGAAGAGTACTACTGTGAAGGTGAACATACAGCTGGTCTCAATGTGTCAAACACGTACAAGCTGCTCAAGTCCGTGACCAACACGGACACACTGAGCATGTCCATCGACGACGCATACCTGCTTCACATTCACATTGAGAATGCAGCGAAAAAGTCGTCAACGTCGTTTGAGTTTAAGCTGCTGGATATCAACGACGACATGTTGTCCGTGCCCGAGATTGAGATGAACGTCCTGACAACCATCCCGAGTGTCGATTTCCAACGCGTGACACGTGACATGAACAACTTGGCTCAGGATATTCGAATCACACGTAAGAAGAATACACTCGAGCTCGAGTGTGAGGGTGGGTTTGCAAACCAAAAGACCATCCTCGAGTGTGTCGAGCCCGGAAAGGACAAGGCGCTCGGGAATGTTTTTTCGCTCAAGTACATCAACATGTTTACCCGGGCGACGAGCCTGTGCTCGAGTGTCCAGCTGATGCAACACGACGACGACGACAACATGCCCATCGTGTTCCGGTACACGGTTGCAAACCTCGGTGAACTCAAGTTTTACTTGGCGCCGAAGGTGGATGGTTAAATACTCTTTTCCGCCGAAGGTGGAAAAATTGTCCGGTGCGAATTCATCCAACGGGCACTAAGTGCCCCTTGGACTCTAGACATCCAGGCGTGTCATCTGACCGAGGACGTTCTGGACACGAACTGTACCGGACACCTTTTTGACAAGGATCCATTTGATTCCCAAGGAGAATCTCAACCCTCCTGAGAATGAAACTGTGAAATGCGGCCGAGGGGCATAAATGTCAAACGATACAGGCGATTGCGTCGGCCCTGAATGGCGCCTGACGGTTTCAGTACACACTGTCGGTTTCCTGTCTTCGTCGTTGATGAAAATGGCACTGTGTACCGGCACTGAAAAGCGAGGGATGATGTTCTGGATGGGCCAACACCCGAGGTGCGTGTACAGCTGACCCCCGAAGTAGTAATCGACGTGTCCGTGTTCTCCTGTCCTGAATTCGTCAACCGGTATCAATTCGTCACCGTCATGTCTGAACATTTGATGCACCTGAAAATTTCTGGGTCTACATTGTTCGATGAGATTAAGGACCCACATTAACTAAAAGAAAACGATATATTATTTAGAATGGAAGGACGCTACCAGGAACGTTTAGCAGAATTTCAAAAAAGAATATCTAAAGGAGACTCGGCTGCGCAACAGGAAATGTATGATTACATGGCTGAATGTATCCCTTTAATAATGGAGTTTGAATCTGCTGGAGGAAAAAAGAAGGATGTTTACGAAAAATACATGGCCACCGTCGAAGGGAATCACATCACACCTATGCAAAAGAAAAACCCTGGATACTTGCCCAAATGCAAAGGGTGTGGGTCAATCGACCATACACTCGATGACATGACGAGCGACATGATTTGTCTCAAATGTGGAATGACCGATTACGTCCAATGTCAAGAGGTGGGTTTCAAAGAGGAACAGGATATGGAACGCCACGTCGTCTATTCGTACCGGCGCGAAAACCATTTCAACGAATGGGTCAATCAGTTCCAGGCGAAAGAGTACACGAGTGTACCACAAGAACTGATTGATCAATTACAGCTCGAAGTGAAAAAGCAACGCATCAAAGACAAGTCAGATCTGACGCACCGCAAGGTGCGCGAAATGCTCAAAAAGATTCACATGAATAAATACTACGAACACGCACCCTACATCACAACGATTCTCAACGGGGTGAAACCACCAGCCATGCCTCAAGCCTTGGAAGACCGACTTCGACTCATGTTTGGGCAGATTCAAAA